GGATGGGATGTTTATTGGTTTTGTGGATGTGAACAGTTTGGTTTGAACATTGTATTTAGATGAATAGGATATACATATTCAGCCTTTTGATATTTATTACTAGATAAAAATCATATAAATGGCCGAAACACTTCTTAGCCCAGGAGTTTTCTTAAGTGAAAACGATCTATCACAAATAACCCAAGGGCCGGTAGCAGCTGGAGCTGCTCTTATAGGTCCTACAGTAGTTGGTCCAGTTAATATTCCTACGTTAGTAACTTCATACTCTGAATACAAAGCCAAATTTGGTGCTGCTTTCGTTTCTGGAGGTACTAATTACGAATATCTAACTTCTATTGCAGCTCTTAATTATTTTGAGCAAGGTGGAGAATCTTTGTTAGTTACTCGTGTAGCTTCAGGTTCTTATACACCAGCAACTGCATCTGTACCAGCTATTAATGGACAGCCTTCTTTTGTTCTAGAAACATTGTCTGTAGGAGAGATCATGAACAACTTTGCTTCTGGATCTACTTCTCCTTTTGCATCTGGTTCTAGAGGATCACTTCCTTCTGGTTCTGCTGCCAACGTTCGTTGGGAAATCACTGGTGTAGACACTGGTTCTGGAGTGTTTAGTCTTGTTATTCGTCGTGGTGACGACTATACAAATAGTCAAACTATTCTTGAAACATGGACAGGTCTATCTTTAGATCCTAATCAAAATAACTATATCGCTTACGTAATAGGAGATCAAACTCAAACTATTCGTCAAGATTCAACAGGCGATTACTACTTACAAACTACCGGTTCTTATCAGAACAACAGTATGTATGTGAGAGTTAAATCTGTTAATCAGCCAACTCCAGGATACTTTAATCAATTAGGCGTAGCTCAAGTAGTATATACTGCATCTATGCCTAATCCTTCTGGATCAGCATGGTCTGGTTCTTATAATGGTTCTTTTGGTGGTGCTACTGGTGCTATCTATGGTTCTTTTGGAAAAGCCGCTATGAATATGTTTGAAGCTATTCCAAATGTGGCTTCTACTGTTACTAATCCAGCAACTAACATTCAAGGTATACACCCAGCTGACTACAACGTTGCTATCAACCTTCTTGAAAATACTGATGCATATGACTTTAATGTTATTTATGCACCAGGTTTGACTAGCAAGAATGCGACTTCTCAAGTATCCAGCATTCTACTTGTAGCTCAAGGTCGTGGTGATAATATCGCTGTAATTGATATGGTTGGATACGGTTCAGCAATCAACGCTGTAATTAATGAAGCCGTATCTTATGATAACTCATATGGAGCTACTTATTGGCCATGGGTACAAATCCGTAGCCGTGAAACTGGTAAAGTTAACTTCGTTCCAGCTTCTACACTAGTACCTGCTATTTACGAATATAACGACCGTGTATCTGCAGAATGGTTTGCACCAGCAGGTCTTAACCGTGGAGCTCTTTCTACAGTACTTCAGCCAGAAAGAAAGATTGGTGTAAACGATCGTAATGTTCTTTATCAAGGAAAGGTTAACCCAATCGCTACTTTCCCAGGCGTTGGTACAGTTATCTATGGTCAGAAGACACTTCAACAGAAGCCATCTGCACTTGATCGTGTAAATGTACGCCGTCTATTGATTGCTCTTAAGTCATATATCGGTCAGCTAGGTGAGCAGATTGTGTTCGAGCCAAATACTCAAGTAACTCGTAACCGCTTCTTGAGCCAAGTTAATCCTTATCTTGAGTCTGTACAACAGCGTCAAGGTCTATATGCCTTCCAAGTTGTAATGGACGAATCTAATAACACTCCAGATGTAGTAGATCGTAACCAATTAGTTGGTACAATTTATCTACAGCCAACCAAGACTGCTGAATTCATTCAACTTGACTTCAACATTCTTCCAACTGGTGCAACATTTGGTCAATAATATAAAATAAACCACAGATGAACGATAATACTATCTTAAGAATTAAAGTACCAGCTCACTTATACGAGAGTGTAAAAGAGCAATTGACCCTATCTGAAGCTAAAAAAGGAAAGCACAATCTTGGTGCTGGCATGGAAATTGTAAAAGAAAAGAAAATGAAAACTCCAAAAGACGGTATGAAAAAAATGCAAGAAGTAGATCAAGTTGAAGAAGGTATCATGGATATGCTTCGTGCTGCCGCCGATAAAGTTTTTTATAATCCAGCTCTTGTAGATGCTCCTAAAGAAGTAGTAGACGACTGTATTAAGAATGCTAATGCAGAAAAGAAGTCTAATCCTAAAGTAGATAGAGATTCACTTATCGTTAATTGTCTAAAAGGTAAAGGTGTTGCTTTTAAAGCTAGCCAAACTACAGGCATTGCTGAGAAGAAAGAAAGAACAATGGACGAGTTAAAGAAGTGCAAAGAGATGCTTGACAAAAAGATCCAAAAAATGGAAGAAAGCCTCAACGAAAAGAAGCATAAAGAAGAAGAGAAAGAAGAAAAACAATAATTTAGTTATTGAATATTTATAGTAAGAAACTAAATCGCATATACAATGCCAGTATTGGATCCAAATGAAATAATGTTCACAGCGTTTGAACCTACAGTATCAAACCGCTTTATCATGTACATTGATGGTATTCCATCTTATATGATCAAGAAGGCAGACGCTCCTGGTGTTACTCTAAATGAGATTAAACTTGATCACATCAACGTTTACCGTAAGATCAAAGGTAAAGCTGAATGGCGTGATATGACTTTGTCTCTTTATAACCCAATCTCTCCATCTGGCCAACAAGCTGTAATTGAGTGGGTACGTCTACACCATGAGTCTGTAACAGGCCGCGATGGTTATTCTGACTTTTATAAGAAAGATCTTAACTTGTCTATTCTAGGTCCTGTAGGTGATATCGTAAGTGAGTGGATCATCAAAGGAGCTTTCATTAAAGAAGCTACTTTTGGTAACTACGACTGGTCAACATCAGATCCAACTGAATTGACTATGTCAATCGGCATGGATTATTGTGTTTTGAACTATTGATATAATATCGAG